TTCTATTATGGTTAAACACATCAAATTGGATAACTCATTGTTATTATGATTGCCATCTATATGATGTATCTCATAAGGTCTACCATCAAAATCTTTAGGTATTGGACCATATGTTTCTTCCCAAATTTTACGATAGTTTGTTCTCATAATCTTATTTATAAAACCAAGAAACTCAAAATCAAATTAAATCATATAAATCCTTAATTCTTACACGATATTCTTCTTTTGTTTTTTTATCATATATTTCAATGATAGTATCTCCATCAACACATTCAAACTCTTGTCTGAATTGTTCTTCAGAGGTGTTACGGACAGTTTCTTCTTTCCATGCCGCATCTCGGCCAGGTACTTGTGACCAATGGACTTCAAGTGGTTTGTAAGTTGAACGGCCTTCTTCAGCATCTACCCACATCTTATAGAAGTGGTTCAAACCATAAGGTGTAGAAACGATAATAACTTTTGTCGTTTTACCAGATGAAATCACAGGGTAGGTAGATGTAAAGAACTCATCAGCCATATTCTTAGGAACGAAAGCAAATTCGTCCAAGAAAATTAAGTTGTATGAGCCTCCACGAACACCAGATGCTGATGTTGCAAATGCAGCAATCTTAGATTTGTTTTCTAGTTCAATGTTACCTTTGTTCCAAACAATAATACCTTGTTGCAACCATAGAGGCAAATACTCATACGCATATTGAATGCGGCCTAGAATGTCACGAGCAAGAGAACCTTTGTTGGCCAAAATGGCAATACTGTAGTCATCTTGGAACAAAACTGACCAAAGCATATAACCGACAGTTGTAGTTGTTTTACCAACCTGTCGAGGCATCTTTGCAATACAAAAACGATTGTTGTGAAATGTTCTGACCATGTCCTCTTGGAACGGCCACATCTCAAATGGAATTAAACCACGGTCAACGTTAACAATCTTAACATAAGTCTTAATGAAGTAGACCGGGTCTTCAGTACATTTTATAATTTCAGCAACTTGTTCCTCAGTATAGGACAGTTCAACGCCTGTCCTTTTGAGGTTGGAATTTCCCAGATACCCGCCAGCATCAACCATTATTTAAACCCATTCTTTTTTGGTAAGCTAATTTTGTTGCTTCAGAAATTTTTAATTTTTGTTCTAAAGTTCTTTTTTTACCTGAGTTGGATTTTGATATTTTTGTTTTTGTTTCTTCTGTAATGGTACGTTTTTGTTTTTTTGAAGCTTCAGAAATTTTAGCTTTATGTTCGGCCGTAAAAGGTTTTCTTTTAATACCAATTAATGCTTTAGATAATTTTATTCTTGTATCATTGGTAATTATTTTACCTTTTGCTTTTTCTGACATTTTCTTTTTAGAATCAGGTGTGTGTTTTAATCCAGACACACCTTCACCACCACTTGTAATATTTACCAATTTTATACCAAGTTTTTTATACTTATCAATAAGTTCTATTTCTATCAACAAAGAAAGTTCTTCATCTAAATTACTATATAAAATTTGAGATGAAAAACCAGCTTTATTAACAACATTGTGCCAATATCGATTTCGGTTATTTTTTTCGGAATGCCTATTATTTTTTCCTTTGCCAACATAAAATATCAGATTTTCATCTAATCGAGTATGTTGATATACATAATATAAATCCATAATTATTTCGTGATACTACGAAGCATCCATGATTTCTTCTGATGAGCACCTAATAGGTCTTGCAAGAAGTTGCCAACCGCAGGTTCACCAGCCTCATCTGCCAAAACAATACCTGCACGAAGTTGCATAATGTATCTATCATTATCCATCTTTAAAGTGGTCATCATGGTCAATGCATCAGGCACAGTAGTTGCTTCTTCTACAGCAGATAGTTCTAAGAATCTACTGAAAGAACCTGGTGCATATGCATTTAAATAACGAATGTGTTCGGCAATCGGATCATTCTGAGCAAACACTTCAGTATAAAATGTATCAAGAAAACCATGGAATTGTGGAAAATCATTACCTTCAACATTCCAATGATAGTTGTGTGCTTTCAAATACAGGCCAAAGTTGGTGCCTAGAATAACTTTTAGTTGTTCGATTAATTGTTCCATAGTATCCTTATTTATTGTTCTTTAAAAACTTGACCAGTTCTGTGGTTGAACCAACAAATACTGCCTTATCTACATTCACATCACCACTTCTTTTAGCGGCCTGTGGGTCTAAATCTTTTTTGCGCTTCTGAATCTCCATCAAATCTTTATTCAAGTCTGATAGGTTCTTAATCAAATTGGCGGCAACTTCATATGCCCTTGGATGTTCTGACTCTTTGGCAACATTCAGAATGCCATCAACTGCTAAATTACCCTTTTCAATCAACTCACGGATATTTTGTCTAGCAAAATCAGCATCATCATTTACCACAGTGTTTGTAACTGGTACAATCTCTGTTGCAATTGTTTCGATAGGTTCTAAATCTAAAACCTCCGATAAAGTTTCATTTAGTTTTTTCATATCAATGTGTCAGGCCATTCAGTAATTTCATCAATAAATCCAAATTGGTCATCTGGTGCTGTATTAGCAGGATCAGGTCTAACAATAACCTCAGCTGCATTCAACGGCGTCAAATCTAAACTGATTACTTTGTACCTTGAATTGGTGTAATCACCAAGAACAAAGTCGTTAGCAGTTACCAAACTACTTAGTTCGCCAAGGACTAGAACACCGTTTTCTGTGTTACTGAAGTAAACAACCTTACCAGTAACGTCTTTATTTTCAACTCTGATTGTTTCGCCTGTGGTGAACACATTGTTACCATTGGCATAGTCAACATACATTCGTTGAGCATCACGGCCTTGTGTATCGATAAAGATATTAGTCTTTGTGTAACCATATGCACTAGCAGTTGTACTGTAGGCACCAATTAAACCACCACCAGATTTGACTGGTGGCCAAATGTAACCTTTGACTGTGAATGTCAAGTCCCAAACAATCAATCTGGTTGTAGAAAAGTCACCTTCATATTCAACGTTAGTAGCTACTGACTCTAATTTAATTGGAAGGTCATACTTCTGATTCATGCCAGGAATAAAATCAACTGTAACATTAAAATCAGGTGTAAAGAATGGCAAAATCTGTTCTATGATTTGTGTACCATCTTCTGTGTTTCGCACATAGATTGATAAAGAAAACTCATAGTCATATGGTACAGGTGCATATTGTGTCTTTAGGCCATTGTTAGCATCAAGAGCAAAATTCTGTAACGTAGATACTTTTTTTCTACTTGAGTCATATGCCATACCAGTCATCTCAAATGAAATGCGTGGCACATGAGTGGCAATAGACCTTGTTAAATCGGGGTCACTTGTAATACGTGTGATGTATTGTTCTTTTGGTCCATATGAAAGAGGTACTTTATATGTCTCATAAGATTGATTAACGTCTTTGTTGTAACGAACAATTTGAATGTCATTAAACAAAGTGCCAAAAGCCACTACGATTTTACGTATGGTTCTGTTGTAAAAGTGTTGGTTTCCTAGCATAGTCGCTTATTTATTATATTCCAAACCGACCCCTGTGAGCAGCAAAGTTTTGAACAACCTCACTTGCGGTTAAGCAACGGTTATACACTTTAGCAATTGCAATATTTCCTGGAAAGTGATTAGCCCAACTACCCGTTGGAATATTTAAAAACAATGGATTGGAATGAGTTACAGTATCGGTTGTTCTCACAGTACCGCTGCCATTAGTATTTAAATTGCCATCAATGTATTGAAAAACATTTCCATTTGTTCTATCAATTATTCCTACCCAATGATGCCATCGATTAGCAACAAGAATGGCTGATGTATTAAAGGCTTCTTGGCCAGTAGAATCTGCTGTTGTAAGGTGGACATATTGTGATGAATTTAACCATGCAGCATACGTTCTTGTATTTTGGTCTCCAGCCGCATTCATTTTATTGATAATATTGCTCCACCCGCTAGAAAAACTAAAGGAATTTACTTTAAACCATGCTTCTAAAGTCATAGTCCGTCTAATGTCTAAAGATGCTGCATTCCCACAATTCACACAATCATTTACTCCATCAAAAGAAAACGTGCCTGCATTACCAGAGTTATAAGCTGCACCACCTACTAATGTACCATTATTTCCAAGGCCACTCATGTCGGTCCAAGTATTTCCAGTATTGGCAAAACTCTTACTATTAGCCGCATCTAGGTAAAATACTAACCCACTCTCGATGCCATTAGGTCCTGATTGTACACTCATACGTTAAACCTTCCACGCATAGCATTAAAATTCTGCTGAACTTCTTGTAATGATAATTCTCTATTGTAGATTCTAGTAAGTCCAACTCTACCATTTAACATTTCATCACCACCAGGATGGTTGTTACCAATTGTTAGGTAGGCACTAGCAACGGCCGGCAATGTAGTTATTCCAAATGCATTCGTGCTATTTACAAGCACACCATTGATATACATTTTTGCTGTACCGCTAGCAAACGTAACAACCACATGATACCAATTTCCTGCACTAAGAGTAGATCCATTGTAAAGTTGATACCACGTTCCTGGCCAGTTACTACTGAATACGAACTGGTTACCACTTGAGGTCCATAATGCATATTGTTCGGCAGCATCAGTACCGTATGTTAGCACACCCCCAATGTTATTCCATGTAGTTGGATATACCCATGCTTCTAATGTAAGGTTGTTTGTAATATTTAGCGCACTATAAACAGGATGCTGAAAAAACTGCGAGCTCGCAGAAGCCATATTAAAATAGCCACCATTATTACTACTGAATTGAGGACCGTTGGTAGCGACAGAAGATCCGCCACCAATCATATCAGTCCACGTGTTACCTGTTCCAGAATAACTTTTGGAATTAGCCGCATCCAAATATAATACTAAACCCTTAGTTGTGATTGAGGGTGAATGTGCTAATGCCATTATATGTTAAACCTTCCACGCATAGCATTAAAATTCTGTGACACTTGATTTTGAGTAAATCCTATATTATAAGCTGTGACTACTGCAATCCTACCATCTAACTCAGGCGTACTAATGGTGGATCTAGTTCCTATTGTAATGGGAGAACTATTCTCACTTCTGGCCACTGTTAAAGAAGAAAATAAAATAGAATTTATAAAAACTCCATTTATATACAAGCTTGCGGTTGTTCCATCTCCAGTCCACACAACGTTATACCATTGCCCTGGAGTAGCATTGTAATATACTCTTGCAGTGCTTCCGGCTGGATTACTACCAACGTTGGATGCTGATATTCCTAGAATTTCATTTGTTGCCTCCATCCAAATGCCATTGGTGGAATTTGAATACGACCCTCCATTTGCTTTTTGTATGAGTGTAGCATAATCTACATATTCATCTACAACAAACCATCCACTTAGGGTGAATGTTGTTGAAGCTCCAAACACTTGGCTTGAGATTGCTGCATCATGAGGAATCGTAGCATAACTATCGGTTGTTCTGTTAAAATCTAAACAACCACTTTTTTCTGAGCTATACGCTACTCCGTTAAGTAACGTAGCGTTACGACCATTGCCGCTTATATCAAACCATGTGTTACCTGATCCGGGATAGGATCGTAAGTTAGCAGCATCAAGATGAAGCATCAATCCACTCTTTACTATTTTTGGATTATATCCAACACCCATATTAAAACTCCTTATGGTTCACCAAAAGGATTATGTTCTGTGAAGTCTATAATTCCATCAGCTTCAGATTCAATTCTTGCATTGTCAACCACATCTTCAAACGCATTGTTCATTGTGGCAGTATCAGAAATTGTATTGATAATCCATTGAGCACCACTTGTGTTACCAACCACATTGCCAGAAACAAAATTGCCTTGTACTCTAATCACATCAACGTGGATGTTTGGAGTCAAATCATGTACTACAGCCTGTGCTGTTGAGAATGACAAATTAGGACCTTGATAAATGATTTCGTCATTTACAAACTTACCTGTACCTGTACTGAGAGCAATACGTGTTCTTGGATAAGCATCTCTAATTTGTTCATCAACTTCTTTAATACCAGTATCAACAATCTCATTAGAGAATACGAACTGTTTGAGTTTCAAGGCATAAACATAAACGTTGGCACCACGACCACGGCCTAATGTATAGAACATTGCTTGGTCGTTCTCATGTTCCACCATAGTAATCTCAAAGAAGTTTTGCACCAAAGGAATATAAATTAAATCGCCTTCAAAAGGTCTAGGTTGTGGAACTGTAGATTTAAACCTTCTGCGGGAAACTAATAGAGTAATTTCATCTCTGATTTCTAAGCCAAACTTAGAGATAAAGTCGCCTTCACCATCCATACCTGTAATGTTTTCCATATACAATTCAATAGCATACGCCTCGGTATACTGTTTGAGTGTATCTTCACCATAGATATAATCTACTTGGTCACGACTAGACCTTGGTAAGTAGAATACATCCATGCCATTGATTTTTAAGGCCTCAATTAAGAGGTCTTCAACCAGCAATTGCTCAGAAGTAATCTGAGTTGGAAAATTATTAAAGTATAGATTTGTTGCCATGTTTTAACCAATAAACATCTCGCCTGGAAGTACATTGTAAGATTGCATTTCTTCTTCAATCTTATCAATCTCCGTCTGTGCTTCTGCCATGATTCTTGGACCATCAAGTGTGACACCACCAGGTAATTGAATGCCAGCAAACTTACTTAGGTTTGAACCCCATTGGTATTTAATTTTGGCTGTTGCATACTGCTTCAAGAACCTATCGTTCCAAACATCTGAAACACCAATCTTAGTGGCAGTTACATTAGTTAAATCTGAGCCTAATGGATTCATCAATTGTATCTCAGTTGGGTTCTTAATGTGTCTCACTTGTTTCTCAACACCACCAATTGTGATAATGTCGTTCTCAAGGATTTCTTGGTCAAAGATTGTACTAGTTCCTGTAACTGTATTAGAAGTGGCATTACCTGTTAGTGTACCAGTTAGTGTGATTGTATCTGGTACCAATGAGCGGTAGCATTCAACAATAACATATTCGCCAACTTCTCTATCTCTTGACCAATCAATGTCAAGGAATAGTTTGTTTTGGTGGCGATTAAATCTAAACTGTGGAGTACCAGAGAACAACATATTCAATGTCTGAATGTGTTGCATCGTAATCTCATATGACACATACGATACCGATGTGAAGTCATATAGGTCGTGCAGACGCAACTGGTAACGCAAGTCGAACATATTGATTGATGAATTAGAATCATCAAATGGTAAAACTTTTGTAACAAAGATGACCGAATCTGGACAATAAATCCAGCGGCGTTCAATATCTTCTGCCGTGATTCTGTGCTTCATAAAAATCTTCTCACAACCATCAAAGTGATAGTCATGGAAAAACTGTAAAGCATCATCAATACGATCCTCAATTTGGTCATCATCAACGTTAATGTCAATCACAGGCCAACCGAGTCGGCGCAGGCAATAATCTTTGAATAGTTTTCGTGTTGTAGGTTTTGCCATTTTTTATCCTAAAGCGATTGATAGTGCCAATACATCAGCAATTCCTGCACCAGCTGATGTTTGTTTTGTGCCATCGGTGAATGTGATACCATTACTTGTAGCACCAGTCAAGTAGATTCCACCACTATAAACGTTGCCTCTAATACCAGCACCACCATACACAATTAAAGAACCTGATGTGTTTGTTGTGGCGGCTTGAACGTTGGCAACATTAACACCTGATGCTGCATTAAAAAAGACACGTAAATCACCAAAATCATTATAAATTTGGCCTCTTATTACTAAGTTATAACCAGTTTCAACATATGTATTGGTTAATAGAGACAGATATGTTCCAGTGAACTGAACACCACCAAATTGATTGCTTCTATGAAAATAGTTATCAGTCCAACCTAATCGATAAGAACTACCACTACCTGAACCTGTAAAATTGTTTGCAGAGGACATGAACAGATTACCTGTTATGCCTAAGCCACCATTCAGTACAAGAGAACCAGTTGTATTTGAAGTCGATGCAACTGTGGAGTAAATGTTTACTTTACCATTAATACCTTTTGGTACAATGTTAATGTCTGAGTTAGCATCAACACCTTCAACAGTAATGAAAACACCGTTAGCATTTACACCAGTATTTCCTGGTCTAACTTGAATATAGTTATTAGCAGATACGCCTGTATTATATGGAGGTGCAACTGTAAACGCAAATGTTCCGTTTTGTGGTCCAAATGAAATAACACTTGTGCCATCAGATAAACTGAATCCTAAATTACCTGCTGTCGTTTTATGGAGAGCTCTAGGAGTATCAGAACCATTTATTCTCAACCCTGCTAAGTTTGAATATCCATTAACAAATAGTGACCAAGGTTGATTTCCACTCCAACCATTTGTTTGATTGATGTAAACTAATGCATTTGCACCAGAGTTTGTACCACCATCACCAAAAGTATTAGCAGAAATATAAAGTGCTGAACCACCCCTATTGTAGAAGTTGCCACCTATACCAGCACCACCATTTAATATCAACGCACCTGATGAGTTTGAAATAGCCGCATTAGTGCAAGCAACATATACACCTCTGTCGGTGAAAATCGTTGCGCCATTATATGTTGCTGTCAAGAATAGGTTAGCAGTTGTGGAATTAGGTGAACTTAGTTTACCGCCAACCAACAAATCTCCATTATAATATACTTGACTAGCATCAAAATCAAAATTGGATGTTGAACCACCTTGTAATGCTCTTAATGTTCTGCCGTTTGTTCCACCAAATGCAATTGCACCACTTGTAGAAGTATTAGTAACAATCAAACCATGTGAACCGGTTGCATTGATAACCAAGTTGCCGGTCATCGTATCGCCAGTTTTTAATACTCGATTATTAGCTGCGGTAAATGCTGCCGTAATGCTATTGTTCTGAGTTGTATCAATTAATAAACTTTGGTTAGCAACTGCAAACGCTGCAGTAATACTATTGTTTTGAGTTGTATCAATCAGTAAAGATGCGTTAGCTATTAAGAAGGCCGCATTAGCATAATTTGAAGCCGCTAGAGCATTCACGACAGCAAGGTTAGCCTGTGTGAATGAGGCTGTGATGCTATTGTTTTGTGTAATGTTTGTTGTACCAGCCGCATTAGCTGCTGCAAAAGCACCGTTAGCATAAATGCCAGCCGACTCTGAGCCAATAAAATATGCACCAGTTGCTGAACCACTATTTGCTTGCCACTTACCAGCAGATTCTATCCATAATAGAGATGCATTTGCTAGTGTGTTGCCTCTGTTAATTTCAAAACCAGCATTTTCAGATGGTGTTACTGAAACAGGGAGTTCAGCATTCAACGTAATGATGTTGTCACCAAGTTGGACATTTATGGTGTTTGCATACGTTGTTTGACCACTAATTGTCAAATTACCAGTAACAACTAAATCACCAGTAATTGTGCCACCTGCATTAGCACTGATAGAGTTATTGGCTCTAGTGAAGGCAGCTGTGATACTATTATTCTGTGTTAAGTCTGTTGCAGCTGATAGTGTAGCTGCTGAATTGGCTGCTAAGAAAGCAGCTGTGATACTATTATTCTGTGTTAAGTCTGTTGCAGCTGATAGTGTAGCTGCTGAATTGGCTGCTAAGAAAGCAGCTGTTATGGAATTGTTTTGAGTTAAATCGGTAGCAGCTGATAATGTAGCCGCTGAATTGGCTGCTAAGAAAGCAGCTGTTATGGAATTGTTTTGAGTTAAATCGGTAGCAGCTGATAATGTAGCCGCTGAATTGGCTGCTAAGAAAGCAGCCGTGATACTGTTATTCTGTGTTGTATCTATGCCATTAATTAAGTTGGCTGAAGTAAATGCGGCGTTAGCATGGTTGAATGCTCTGCCTGCAAAACCAATGATGTTGACACCAGTGTCGTAAACACCACCAGAATATACGTTACCTGAAACACCAAGACCGCCAGCAACAGTCAGAGCACCCGTTGTATTGCTAACCGAAGTAGAAGTACCTTGAACAGTCAGATTTCCTTGCAGAGTTCCATTGCCTGTTGCATCAGCAATAGTAAGACGATTTACACCCTGAGTTTGAAAAAAGATGTTTGAATTATCTGCTTGATTAAACACAGCGCCAGATCCAGTAGCAGTAATTTTTAATCTAGCTGCTGAGTCATTTGGTGCAGAAATTCCCAATTGGCCATTAACTGTGGCGTTTGTAACACTAAGGTTACCTGCAATACCAACACCACCAGCAACAGTCAGAGCACCCGTTAAATTACTGGTTGATGCAATAGTATTAGAAATGTTTACACTACCGTTAATTGTAACATTACTTGTAATTTGAGATGCTAATGCAATGCTACTATTTGACTGGCCAAGTGTTAATGTTTTTCCTGCCAGCGCTCGAACTGAACCATTTTGTTCAAAAATAATATCAACCGAGGTAATACCATCGCCGACATAGATGTCAGAAGCAGTATCACCCAGAGAAATATCTCCACCGGGGTTAAATATTTGCAAATTGCCAAAGTCATCAAGTTGAATATAGGCGTCAACATTGCCGCTATCATCCTTGAAGTCTATAAGACCGCTTGCCGGGGTAATTACTACATTTTTTGGCATTTATTTTAATCTTCCACCTAGTCTTAATCTTCTTTGTAGTTGTGCCAGTAAACTTCCAGTTCCAATCAAGGCCTGGTTAGATTGGCTACCATTAATTGAAGCAAATGCTGGTACAGCATACGGTTTATCTAATGTAACATTAATATTTTTCATCCAGCACCCCTCAGAAGTGGTAGCAGAGTCATGATGAACACCTATGTTTATGAAACGAGAAAATGCAACTGGAGCAATTGTTAACTCAAGGGTTTCATAAGCACTGGTTGCTGCAGCACTAAATCGTGTGGATTGTGTACCTCCAGCCATCCAAGTACTGTAATTTCCTCCTGCATTGCTTAGCTGATTAGGTGTAGTTCCAGAAACAACATCTCTTGCTTCGAATGTAGGATATGCACCAGAAAATCCTGGTGCTAATTTAATTTGCGCTCTTGCTCTTGCCGTAACACCTGCTGGAATAAAAACTGATTCAAACCACCCACTCCCGTAGTCGGCTCCATCCGCTATCCAATAAACTCTCCATGCGTTTTCAACCGCATCCCAAAATCTTACCGAAAGATAATTTTGTTGATAGATAGCATCGTATTCCATATTATGTTCAATAACATTTCCAGAAGCACCATTGTGCCCTCTATCAATATGACCACCGTGATAACTTCCTCTAACCTGAAGATTATTAGCTGCAGGCGAATAACCACTGGCAAAATTAAATATAGAATATATTAAAGTGTTAGCATTGTACGGATCCATTTCCATACCTCTTCTGTTACCTGTGTGTTTATGTTTATAGTAGGCTCTAAAAAAACCACTAACAAAATTAAGGTAGTCAGTACCATCAGAAATATAATGATGAATTCCTATATTACCATCATACCAATGGAATCTACCTGCTCTAACTGAACGAGAAACATAAACATAACCAACTTCTGCCCACTCACTACCTCCTTCTAATCTACACCCCCATGCTTCACTAGCAACTGATATACTGTTGTAGAGAGCCATACCTTCTCGATACCATAAAACATATGAAGCGTTAAATCTACCTTGTACATGACTACATCTTATCTGGTCATATCTACCATAAATCCAAAATCCACCTAAATCACGGGTAGAGTTTGAGCCTGTCATTACAATGCCTTCTAACCAAGAATTTTGACTGTGTGCTGGTACAGTATTTGTTAAAGTAACAGACAAACTCACATTGGCTTTCCAATTACCAGCAGCTAGATATAGACCTCCTTCTGCTTGACCTTGACTACTGCCTGCATACTTTAAATAAACATCTTTAAAAATTATTGCTCTTGAGTAATTGGTGCCACCTGGTTCAATATACACTCCATAATAGTCGGTGTTTGGAGTAACTGGTTCTATAACTACATCTCGTGTCAAACGATTGACCAATGCCCCAGAAACTACATTGTAACCAATAGCGGCAGTGAGGGTAATAACATTCCCAGAAACGGATGAAATAGTATGTTTATATCTCGGACCAGGGGTTTCATTCCCATACGCGCTTTGAGCATAATCGGTTGTTCCTCCACATTCACTTCTGGCTTCAATCCAAATATCATTACCTGCCACAAACATATTTGCATTAGCAACTGTGATTGTTGTGGCTGCTGCAAGAGAAGAAACTGTTGTAACAGTAGCACACTTTCTAACCTTGTTATTGATAGTGTGAATCTTATCAGACCCGGTTTCATAAACAGTTAACCCGGTTACAGTACCAGTAACAGAACCAGATAATATTAATCTATTAGAAAAATATTCAATTGCGCTAATTGTGTGTATATTTCTATTTGCACCTGTGCCAAAAATAATAATCTGACCAGCACGAAATACTTTTGAATTAGCAACTGTTAGTATGGTTCCTGATGCTGAAACCACAGTGGACTCAGGACCGACAAACTGTCTAAAATAAACCGTATTACTGTCTATATCGTGAATCCAAAACCCTTCATCTCTAAGAGTTGATGCACCTGCATTTCCTGCTTGTGTGGTTGTATTGTCAAATATAGCGAACCATTCACCTACCGCAAAATTGGTAGCGGATGTAAAAGCAAAACTTGTTGCTCTTTCATTTGCCCCAGCTGAAAGGGTGGTAGTTGGCATGCCATCACTACCTTCCATAATAACACTCGCCCCAGTCTCTCCTACCCCATATAGAATATGTGAAGATGTAGCTGTTCCTCTAAATTGTAAGGTATGACCTGCCCGGGCATGATAAGTACCTGCAGTTCTTACACGTAGTCTACCGTTCATTCTAAGTACAGTAGTTGTATTTAATTGGGTCTGTAGAATTCCACGAATATCGCTATCATCAAACCCATTGGTAACAGGTGTAGATACATTGTATATAACAGTATGACCGGCTGCGATACTGAACGAATCACCATCAACAGGGACAACCCCGCCTACCCAAGTACCTGTTGCATCAAAATTACCAGAAGCGGTTGATGTTATTACTGCCATTATATGCCTGTCATTATTTTAATATTAGGGTCAAACATTTCAGGATCCGGTCTAGATAATTCAAGTATGAGCTTACCCTCGACTACCCCGATTTCATTTACAGATATTGTGGAATCTTCACACTCTGCATCTAAAGTGTCTAGGTTTATAATTAGTTTTATTAACATAATAGTATTTATTGTATAATTAAATTTCTACCTGGAGCTTACTCACATCAACTCGCTCGGCAAATATTGTGTAGAAACATTTAAGCTTATCTACTGTATTATCTTCAATACCAATTGTTACTGTATTGTTGACTATATTTTCAACAAATAATTTCTGATAATTACCAATAGATGATAATTGCACAGTTATAGAATTCGGATCAATCAGTTTAACCCAGTAGTCAGGTAACTCGATAGTGGTTGTTCCTTCTAATTGACCACGAACATAAACTCCGTTCTCTGGACCTTCAAGAGAACCATATCGTAATTGCATACCTTCTTTTAGTGGATGTTTAATTACGAATGACTTAGTTGTGGCAGATAAAGTACCTACAATAACCAAGTTACCGGTCATCGTATCGCCAGTTTTTAATACTCGGTTATTGGCTGAAGTAAATGCTGCCGTAATAGTATTATTA